CCTGACTCGTAATCGTCTGCCGTCCAAACCTGGAAGTGTACCGCCTGCTGAGTGTGTTGCTACCTTCTCTCGTAACTTCGCCAGTGCTGGTGTGTTGCGTAGGAACGAGTCTATAAGCTGCTGACCCTCTCTGTAGCCACCGCCTACTATCTGACCTATCTTGGCTGCACCAGCGCCATACAAGAAAGCGTAGATGAATGTCTTGGCTTGGTTACGATCTGTAAGCCCTGCTGCTTTCATGTTAGCTGTGTGAATGTCACCGCTTAGTATTTCGTTGGTGTATCTCTCGTCGCGCATGTAGTGTGCAAGCATGCGTAGTTCTAAGCCACTGGCATCACAGCCTATTAGTTTATGTCCTTCAGGCACACACCAGAATGATCTACACTCTTTGCCATACGGTGCAGACACTGATGGCACTTGTGCTAGGTTAGGGCTGTGGTGCGTCATACGGCCTGTTACAGCACCGTTGGTGATAACCCTGCCGTGTACCCTGCCATCTTTCTCATGGGTTAGCCAAGAGTCTATCTGTGCTGCTCTCTTCTGCAACATCAGGTACTCGTAGATCATCTTAGCCTCTGGTATGTCAATGCCCTCTAACACTTTCTCGTTGACAATGATAGCGCCCTTCTCAGTCTGTAGCTTAAACTTAACGCCCACACCTTCCAGCCTCTCTGCAATCTGCTTACGAGAGCCTACGTTAAACTCTGTCACCTTGTCCTTCAGTCGCTTCCCCGTCTTCTCGCTCCAGCGTTCCTCCACTATTGGTGGAAACACTTTCTGTAGCTGCTCCGTTATCTGTCGCATCTTGTGGGTTATGTCCTGCCACAGCAAAGTTGCTTGCTCTACGTCTAGCATGAAGCCGTTGCGCTCCTGTTGAGCCGTAATGATAGCGACCTTCTCTTCTAAATCTACGCATTGTTGTGAAAAACCCTCCCGCTTCAGTGTGTCGGTTAAGTGTTTGTACAGCCTAGTGGTCAGTGCAACATCCTGCCTGCAATACTCCACCATCTCGTCAGACAGTCCACCATCGTAGTCATCGAAGTCTATCTTGTGATCGCCAAAGCGTTTACCCCAAGAGTCTAGGCTGTGTCCGCCTTCCAGTGATGGATTGTAAAGGCGCGACATGACCAATGTGTCACGCTGCTTTGGTGTTGGTATGTGCAGGTTCCACTGCTTCAGCAGCACTGGTGCATCAAAGCCTACGAGGTTGTGTCCTATAACGCCTGATGCTCGACTAATCAGAGGCGCTAGAGTCACAGCACTATAATGCTCTAACATCTCTCCAGTCTCTACGTCCTGCGTCACCACTACCCAGATATTGTCGTGGCTGGTGTTTGTTTCTATATCCAGCGTAATCAACATAGTATTGCCTCGTTGCGTTGTCTGTGTTGCTGTATCTGTCATACGGGTTAGTATAGGCTATCTGTGCCTTACTCTCTTGCTGTTCAGCTATCCAACTGCCAATCTTGCTCATATTCTTGACTCTCCATTACTGTGTCTGCTTCTGACCTTAAATCTTCGCGGTCAATGGTGTCTATATCGTCAGTGTAAAAGTAGCAATCATTGCACATATCTAAGTATTCTCCGCTGATTGCAGATTTTCTAGTAGACTCAAAGTCCGATAAAGCCTTGTTACACGCTACGCATCTCATTACAGTCCCTCTTCTCTAATTTCTGTCATTCTACCTGTAGTTTGATCGAATAGCAAGCCACCTGCCTTACCTGTAGTGCCACAAAAGCGGTTCTTCAGTACCCGGACATGGGTGGTGTTTCTCTCTGTAGGATCGTCAGCCTGTCCGTTCCTCTCCAGTCCTATCACCATATCTGATAGCTGTGCAATTGATGCAGAGCCTCTGAGTTGCGATAGACTGCTAACAGCGCCTTCCTCGTGTCCTTTGCCGTCTGGTCTCTTCAAGTGACTAACCATAAACAATGTTATGCCTGTTTCCTGCACTAGCATTCGCAGCTTGGTGCAGATTTCATCTAGCGCCTTTCGCTCATCTCCGTTGCTCTGCGCTGACACAACAATACTAACGTGGTCTAGGAACAAAAACTTTGTATCTAGCGCCTTAGCCATGTAGCGACAACGTGCAATGATGTTGTCAACACTGGTGCTGCCGAAGTGGTCAAACAGATAGAGCCTGTTAGTACCCATCGTCTCTGTGAAAGCCTCCCAGCGTTCTTCCTCTGTACTCTCTACATCTGGTAGGTGCAAGGGCTTGTTAGCTGCTAGAGACATCAGTGATAGCGCAGTCTTCCGCGCATTCTCCTCTAGGAACAATAAACCTATGTTCTCCTCAGAATGCTTGAGTATATGCCACACAATCTCTCTCACAAACTGTGACTTGCCTAGTCCAGAACCAGCGGTGATAGTCACCAGTTCAGCCTCTCTGATGCCGTAGGTTAGCTTATTTAAACTCTCCCACGGGTACATCACAGCAGACTTCTCCACTGGTCTGTTTACCTCGTCCCAGAGACTAGCGCCATTGATGATGCCATCTGGTACAAACTTCTCTGCTGCCCAGAATGCTGCTGTAAACTCTCTAACATCATTGGCCTTCAGATAGTCACAGGCATCCTTGTGTCCGTTGGTGTGCTTCACAATGGCTGACTTACCGCCAAACAATTCTGCAACCTCTCGCGCTGCCTTTGTTCCTGCCTCGTCTGCGTCAAAGCATATAACTATCGCCTCAAAGCTATCCAGATACTCGTAGGCAGCCTTACAGTCTTTCAGCGCACCACCAGCGCCATTCCTGACACTGACACACGGATACTTACTACCCTGCATCTGGTATGCCGCTGCTGCGTCAAACTCTCCCTCGCAGATGGTGATGTACTTCCCACCGCCATTGAATAGCTGCTGACCAAACAAGCCAGTGCCTGCCCAGTTACCAACATTGTAGAAGTTTTTGTCTGGCAGTCTGATCTTTGCTGCAATGGGTACATTAGCGTCTGCTGGGTCATGGTAGGAGAAATAGGTTCTGTCTGCCTGATCCAAGATGCCATAGGTTTTGGCTGTCGCTGTCGTTAAACCTCTATCGACAATGGCTTGATAGTTACCTGTCGTTAGCGTTCTCTCTACTGCACTGAAGTCTGGTTTAGCCTTTGGCTCAGTAGACACTGGCACAGAGATATTCCAAGTATCCTCGCTGACTTGGCTGCTGGGCGTGTATTTGTGGCAACTGTGGCAGAATGTACTGCCGTTGTCGTTAATCTGTAGCGCATCACTGCTGCCGCAGTCTGGGCATGGTTGGTGTATTTTAGCCACTATTCTATCTCCTCTCTTAGCAAATACTTCTTAATAAACTGGTCAGGGTTTTTATAGCGATACCAAGTCCCCTTTCCCTGTACTCTCCATTTTCGAGAGCGAGGTGCTATAATAAACTTATTACCGACCATAAAAACTCCTACTCCATGGTGTAAGTCTATTTCAAAATCCCTATCAACTTTTACAAAACGCATAGCCTCCTTTATCACCTCTGCGTGTCTAGCGTCACTATTACTATACTGCAATTTGTTATAGTTGCGTAGCTCACAAGCAGCAGAAGCTTCTTCAGCCACTGCCAGTTTTTCAGTTAAATCCTCTAATAGACTAGCTTGATTCTCTGCACTCTTTAAAAAACTACTCACTATTCTATCTCCTCATAAACTCTGCCATAGCTGATTAGCATAAAGGGCAGCATCAATAACACACCCTCAAATGGCATTGTGTAGGTTTCCTCAGTGTCTTTGTTAAAACACCACACAGGGCGGCTGTCGGAAAATTCCAGGAAAATACCGCAACCATTAATCAACTCTATATTTAAGCTTCTGTTAAATAAAATCATTGTTCTTTATCTCCTTTGTGAAAAATCATATCGTACTCTGCACTCTCAGCGATAAATCTAACAATCACTGCTGGGTGGACTTTGTAGAAGTTAGCAGCCTCTGTCAAGCTAAAAACACCATTACTGATGTCTGCTGCTGCCTTAAACACTGCCTGAACCTCTGGATCCATTGTGCCATTCAACATATATTCTTTAAAAATCATAACGCCCTCCGTAACCATTCTGCTGATTTAGCGTCGGTTTCATTCTCAAACGTCGGCCATATAACGTGTAACCTCTTCTTACTGATAAAATGCTCGTCAGTCACTGTATCGCCAGTGCCTACTCTGTTGCGTAGTGTTGATGGCGAAAAATTAACCAATTTAGCTAACTCGTTCATAGTATACAGTTTCCCTGCTACTAGTCTACTGTCTGTTGTGCCATTGCGAAAATATCTTATTTTACGTCCCATCTTTAAAACCTCTTAAATTTATGATAAAATATTACTCTATAGTTCGTTAAAGCCCTTTAAAATAATAATAATTACTTACTAAAAAGCTTTCTATAGCCTTCAACAATCTCTTCAACTCTCTTTTGTTGCTCTGCTGCTTGCTTTCGCGCCTTTGCTGTTATCCAAGGAGACTCTACAGTCTCTATAGGCTTTATAGGCGCTTCTCCGTCATAGTCTCCGCGCATTAGGTAATCGTTAAAGTCGCTAATATAATCTAGTTTACTCTCTGTAACGTCTGCTTCTTTATCCCAAACGTCTGTTACTCTACAGGGCATTTTCATTGTTAAAACCTCTCTCTAATTGGTTAATAATCACTCTGTCTTTAATGGCCTCTACGACCTTTGCACTGGCACGATAGGGCATTGCCTGCACAATGTCAATAAACTCTGCAAGCGCCTCTGTACGGGCGTTATTGTCCTCAATATCTGTAAAATCCATTAGCTAAATACCCCTCTCTTATCTGCATCATTTAAAGCGTCTTTTATCTCGTCCATTTCATCTTCCATATACGCCATTATTTCCTGTATATGTGCAAATGCTATGTCGCAGTAACCACCCACTACTGACATAGTTATTCCTTTATCGTCAAAAATCTCTGAGTAGTTGCTAAAAACCAGTACTCCGCCATCGCCATCTGTATAAACTAGATCAAATGCTCTACACCCATCAGAATCAATAGTAACCCTCTGTCTGTAGTCTGGTTTAAATGTTTGCGTCCAGTCGTGGAATTCTTGACCCGCTAGCCCCGCTATCGCCATAGCGTCTGTATAATGTGCTGTCATGGTTCTGCCTCTCTATTGGTTAAATAAGTCCATAGCATTTGACAACATTCTCTGCAATGGTTCAACCTCCCTAGTGCTATAGTGTGACCAGAACAGCCTTTTGGGTCACGTTTTAGCCTCTCTGTTGTCTCTCTCTCTGTTGTCTCTCTCTCTGTTGCCTCGATCCTCATAGGGACTCTGCTGCCTCTCTCTGCTGCCTCTCTGTTGTCTCTCCATTACGGGAAACAGGTTGAACCAGCGCCAGTAAACAGAGCCAAAAATACAAGTAGTGAAACAGGGGTTAAAACAATGGCTCAGAATAGCCATAGCAGCGCCTGAGTTGCGTTCTAACGGGCTTTAGCGGGCTATTTGATTGCTGGTAAGGGTTCAGCTATTAAAGGCGCTTAAACAGGCTTATATTAGCTCGGCATATTACAGGCAAAAAAAAGCCCAGCTTTAACACTGGGCAAGGATTGCACTACTACTAGGGAATTCTTAGGCGCTGCGCTCAATTGCTGGATAGTCTCGACGCAATCGCGCCCAATGGTCTGACAGTGTTTTTTGATTGTCGCTATTAGCAAAGTATGTAGTTTGTAATAGCTTAGTTTCCGCAATGCATTTTTCTTTAATGATAAACTCATACCCGCGCTTTTTTAATTCCATGCCCGCATAATGCATTTGATCTTGATATTGCCCGCATTTGGGATTTTCTGGATTAGCACAAACAGCTTGGTGACAATCTCGCAATATGTAAATTAGACTGTCACTATCCTTTTTTGCATATAGTGCCATTGTTTCAGAATGCCATTGGCCAGTACCGTCGTTATATTCTGCCATGTTAAACCTCTACTGTTTTAATTATGTCTTTAAACTGCTTTAAATTTGCACTAGTAACAAAAAAACTATTGATTTGTGCGTCATCACAAGCGCGCTGCTTTTTATTGCTGCCTTTGCGCGTCAATGCGCCAATAACTTTACCGTCAAGATGTCGCAAATCAGTTTTATCAAAATTAGCTAGATTATCTGGTATTGTCAAAGCATCGCTTGCAATTAGCTTTGTATTAAACGCCATTGCTATGCGATGACCCGCTGTTACTGCTTTACGCAATGCCGCTTTACTTTGTTTGCTGTACATACTGCCAGAGAATGTCAAATCGTAATTTGCAAGCTTATTTTTACGGACGCGCGACAATTCTTTAGTGTAATCGTAAAATTGACTAGCTGGTCGCGCTTTGTAGATATCGCTAAAATCTAGATCACTAGTGCCATTTAATCGGAACAATGCGGGTAATTGATTAGGCTTTGATGCTTTGCGCTCGGCTTTATCAATCTCTGCTAGTACTTTAGACTTGAAATAGTCTGGTATCAATAGCATTAATATGGTGCGCTTTGTTGCGGCATTCTGGCCTGTAGACATACCCAACTGGCCGCTATCGATTAAACATGGCTCTTTACAGCCTGCTTTAGCGGCAAACGAACATAGCGTTTTAATTGATACTTTATCGGCGGGCTGTAGATACATTACATAGCTATCGTATTTATCTGAACCCTTTTCCAGTTTTGTACTACTGCCAAAGAATTGCATAGGTTTATTGAGATAGTCGATATTGTCTATAGCCCATTGTTTGGCGTTGTCGTTTATTAAATCGCTAACAGTAATTTGGTATTTTGTAATAATCATTTTATTAACTCTCCCATAGTCCAGTTTGGATTAACCGATAAAAACGCATCTATTGCAGATTGCCCTTTTTTTAGTGGCGCTATTTGCCAAGCCTTTGGATGAAAACCGCATGATCCTAAGCCATGACTAGGGCGAACGAAATTATTATTAGATAATACTATAGTATTGAGTTTAATTTTATCCATTGTAATACCCATTTTAAATACTCCACGTTGACATTGGGTTAGCTATGATCCAGAAAAAGCCAGAGAATAGCAAGTAATTGAGGGCTGCTATGGTTGACCAGCCAACAGCAGCGGCCAGAAAGTCTAACCGCGCTGCGCGTTTTTGTTGTTTGAGGGCTGCACTATTCATTATTTAAAAATCCTCTTTTAATATCCTATTTACTTCCGAATCGTCTTTATTTTTTAATGCTTTAATTATCGATTCATTTTCTAGCGCGATTGCTGGTAGTATACAATACTGATTACATAGTGCGTAAAAGTTTGATTTTGTCATTGTCTTGTTCCCGTTGTTGTTTGTTGTCTTGATGGGGTTATTATATCAATCTGTCAAATAGGATCAACAGTTTTTATATATCAATAAAGCATAAGCATATAACCAAATGTTATAGCTACTTTCTATTAACGCGCGTGTGTGCGAATACTACAAAGAGACTGAGGAGTCAATAGCACTTTGTGACCGCATTGGCTATTCTGGTCATGGTAGGCTATAGAGTCGTAACAGTACCCGCTAACACACACTCCCTCAACTGTACAGAAACTCCAATGACCAGATCAGTCTATACAGTCACACTAAAGCCTTGACAATCGCTGTAGTCTGAGCTAAACAGGGACGGGGGAGGGGTGTAGCGTCGCAGGATTGTTACTGTACCCGCCCAGATACAAAAAAGAGGTAAAATAGGCTATTAAAACAAGGGTGCTTATAGCTATAGGCTATATAGCTAAGTAGTTGATAATAAAGGAATAAAAAAGCCACTGCGGAGACGCTGTTATTAACCAGAATCCGCCTA